AAATCAACATGGCGTTTAGCTTCTAATGACGTTGGTTGGTCTACTAATTCCGCTTCACTATATGGATTCTCATTTGCCTGTATTGAGGCGTTGTAATGAGCAGGACATTAACAAGTGGAATGCAAACAGCGGCAACTGCTGATCTGGTACGCCCTTTTTTTCTAGTCGATTTAGATTTCACATCAGGCTCTATCTACCTGTGGTCAGGGCATGGCGACCTGTCTTGGAACAGCAAAACTTATATCGGTGCAGGAGACCTTATAGAGCTGTCAGCCTTTGAGGAAAAAACTGATTTAGGTGCGGCAGGAGCAACTATAACCTTAACTGGGATAAAGACATCGCTAGTGCAAAAGGCTAGGGATGAAGATTATCAAGGCAGACCAGTAACAGTAAGGCTAGGCGCATTTGATGCAACAGCCTCTATCATTAGTGATCCAACTACAATATTCAGCGGCTTCATGGATGTTATGAACATTAGTGAGGGCGCAGACTTTTCTACTATTACAGTTTCTGTGGAGAACAAACTGCTACAAATGGAGCGCACAAAAGAGCGCAGATATACAGATGCTGATCAGAGACTTGATCATCCAAATGATGCAGGCTTTGAGTTTGTCGCTAAGATACAGGAAAAAGAAATTGTATGGGGCAGAAAGTCTAGCACTGTTGGCGGTAATGGCGGTGGCGGTGTAATCCCTGGTGGAAAGTACGGTCGTTACTAATGGATTACGCATTGGAGTGCATGGCTAATGTCGTAGATGACATAAAGCCACTGATTGAAGAACACTGGGAGCTAGTTGCCCTAAATAAAGGCACTATAAAGCTAAACCCAGATTGGGAAGAATATGCAAGGTTAGATGCGGCAGGCGTTCTAAAGATATTCACAGCAAGAGACGAAGGCAAGCTAGTTGGTTATTTTATTTTGACTGTTAGCCGTTCGATGCACTACAAAGACCATGTTTTTGCTATCTGTGATATTGTTTTTGTCACACCAGACTCTAGGGCAGGCGCGACAGGTTACAAATTGATAAAATACGCAGAAGATTGGTGCAGTGACAATGGCGTATCTTTGCTAAATATCAATACAAAGGTGCATCTGCCTTTCGATAATCTAATGGTTGGAATGAAATTTGATTTAATAGAGCGCATATACTCTAAGTATTTAGGTAAATAAATGGCAATATCAGCAATAGCAGGTTTAGCGACAGCCGTGGGCGCGGCATTAGCACCGGGCGCATTAACTTTTCTTGGGTTTTCAGGAATAGCTGGGTTTGCCGCGGCTTTTGCCGTAGGCGCAGGGTTGTCTGCTGTTAGCAGGGCGTTAATGCCTAGACCTAGCTTTGATCAGATGCGCGGTATTAACTTCAATGTGCGCGATCCACAATCACCTAAAAAGCTAATCTATGGTCGTGCGAGACTTGGTGGCACTGTAGTCGCTATGGGCTCAAGCGGAACAAACAATTCCGAACTTACGTTTGTCATTGCGTTAGCAGGGCACCGAATAGAGGGGTTTGAGCAAATCTGGCTTAATGATGACAAGGTCTGGGACACAGATAATGGTGGTTATCAAGGCTCTTGGGGTAGTTATGTTGCGCACAACTTTCTTAATGGTACGGATAATCAAACATCATCTACGTTAGCCGCGCAAGGAATTAGCGGATGGGGAACAAACCACAAGTTAAATGGTAACGCGGCTATTGTTATTCGGTTGTTTTATGATGCTGAAGTATTCACCTCTGGCGTTCCTAATGTATCTGTAGTCGTAAAAGGTAATCGCGTTTACGATCCAAGACAAGACAGCACATCATCACATTATGATTCTAGCGTTGGCGGTTCAAGTCATAGACCAAACGGCAACTGGAACGAAGAAGGCTATCTTACTAACCCTGCTTTGGTATTGCTTGATTACATTCTTGATGAAAAGTATGGACTAGGCGAATCAATAGACAATGTTAATTTACAGTCTGTTGTAGATGCCGCAAATATTTGTGACGAAGATGTAAGCCTTGATGGTGGTGGCACACAGAAACGCTATACCTGCGATGGCGTGTTAGATACTGCTAATACTGTGAAGGCTAATATAGAAAATATACTGTCATCTATGATAGGCACATTGACCCTATCGGCAGGGCAGTATGTTATTAACGCTCATGCCTATAGAGCACCTAGCCTTTTTGTTAACGAAGATATATTAATCTCCCCCTTAGAGGTAGCTACAAAGCAAAGCCGAAGGAATATTTACAACGCGGTAAAAGGTAGCTTTGTATCAGAGGAAGAAAACTACGTTGTAGCTGATTACCCATCGCAAGTAAGTAGCACATACGCGACAGCAGATGGCGAGACTATCTACTTAGATATGCCATTACCCATGACTACTAATAATATCAGGGCGCAACGCATAGCTAAGTTAACTATGCTGAAATCGCGGCTACAAACCTCTGTAACTATGACCCTGAATCTCACTGGGCTAAAGGTAAAAGTAGGCGATAACATACGTCTATCCAATACTAGATTGGGCTACAGTAACAAAGTATTTGAGATAATTAACTACAACTTAGTGCCAAACGCAGAAACAGGTCTAGCTGTACAGATAGATGCTGTTGAGAACGATTCTGCCGCTTATAGTTGGTCTACCAGTGATGAAAGGGATTTTACTGTAGGCGGTATTGTAAGCCTATACGATGGCACAACAGCACAGCCTGTTACTTCGCTATCTACTACTGCATCTACAACTGTTAACGATGATGGCACTGTAAACCCTGCCATAGAAGTATCTTGGACTGCGCCTACGGATGCCTTTACTGATCGCTATGAGATAACATGGCAAAACACTACTGACTCAGGCGAGATATACAAGCAAACAACTCTGGGCACCCCCTTTATAATAACTGGTGTATTGCCAAGCAAAGCGTATCAAATAAAGGTTTACGCCATCAATGAACTAGGTGTTAAGAGTACAGCGGTTACAGCTAGTACAACTACGCCTGCTGACTTTGTGCCTAAAGTTCCAAGCATATACAGGATTACAAAGGCTAATGCTAACGCACCTACGACTAGCGAGTTTAATACAGCCGCAGGGCGCGATCCTAAGAACAAAGATGCAGTTATTACTAAAGACACATCTACGACACCTGACTCTACCCATGCGTGGACTTATAACGCTTCTACATCTGCGTGGGATCAGGATGATGACTTTATTACTGGCGATCTAATTGTCAACGGCTCGATTACTGGTGATCAGATAACAGCCAATTCTATACAGGTTAACAAGCTAACTGGTGATGTGACAGAGCTATATCCTTTGCGTTTAAGTGGTCACACAATAACAACAACCACCACAGCAGGGCAGGAGTTTTCAATACCTGCGCCAGAATTAAGCATTGCAAAAAGACAAAGAGTTTTAGCGCATTTAGCGGTTAGATTAACCAACAGTAGCTCATCGCTTGAAACGCCAATACTTTTTACAACTATACAAAAATTAAGCAAAGGCGCATCAGCTACAAGCGTTGCAACTGTGAGTCTTGGTTCTACTATTAGTGGATTTGTTCAAGAAATATATATGTCAGGCAATCAATTTGAAAAAATAGATGGCGCAGGAAGCGTGTCTAATGCCGCAGATGGTAGTGGAGGCAACGGCACAGTTAATGCCATGTGGTACGATTCAGCGCAAGACAGAACCTATATGCACGTTGGGTACAGTTCACACATATTTAGTAATGGTGATACGCTGTATTTCAACGAAGATGCTTGGACATCAAGTGGCACATGGTTTTCTCCGCAATATACAATTACTACTAGTATCCCTGTAGATGCTAGCGGCACAACACAATTTAGAATTCCATTTGATATAGGTCTTTTTAAGTCTACAACAGCAACACGATTAAGATTTACAAATAGATTTAGCACAAGCATTACTGGCGTTGCAGGAACGCTATTGTCTGTTGAGGGTACTGTGGAGAATATCGCATGATCAGGGTAGGCTATATTACAAATGATAATCAGGAACATAGCGCAGGAGAATTTTTTGGTGTTCCAGATGCTAACGCCTGTATGGATCAATTGATTGCTGACACAGCAGATAGAACGGATATACAAAATTACTTTTTTGCAAAGGTAATAGGCGAAGAAGTAAACCGATATGGTTTTATTGATCCTTAAACAGTATAATTTAAAAAAACTTAGAGGTTTAAAATGTACCAGTTAGTCGCAAACGATGATGCCCCAGACATCAAGGTCACAATCACCAGAGAAGATACTGGTGCGGCTGTTAATATGTCTGGCGGTACAGCTAGGTTAAAGTTTAGGGCAAAGGGTGGCACATCTTTGTTATTCACTTTGACCGATACCAACTCAGACAACCTGACTAACGGTATTGCTGTATTCCAATTTGGTAGCACAGATTTAGATATTGCTGAAGGCTACTACGAGGCTGAAGTAGAAATTACTTATAACGATGGCAAGGTAGAAACACTGTACGAAGTATTGGATTTTTATGTTCGCGGTGATTTCTAATGCTAAAAACCTCTATAATAGTTCAGCGCATAATCGGTAGTGTTACTGTTCGAAAAGCGATTGGCGCAATAACATTTGGAAAGTTTCTAGATGTAGTTTCTCTGACAGATACGACTACTGTTAGTGCTTCTGGTGTACTCCTTTGTCAAGGATATGTAGAGGCATTCTATTTTGCTGATGACTATGTTGGTGATAAGCGTATATTATGATTAATGAAAATCTTAAAATTACAGGCACATTGCATATTACTCTGACTGATAAAGAGGGTAATATTAAAGACCAACGCATTATAAAGAATT